ACAACATTGGAGCCGTGCCGGGAACTGACCTGGGCTGCTTTGAGAACTGAATTAGACATTGTTTTGAGTCCTTTCTTTTGGGGTCAGGATTAGTAGGTGATGGCGACGGCGGTATCGCTGTAGGCGATGTTGACCATCTCGTCGTAGAGTCGCATGACCCCTCGCTTGGCGTAAACCACGATCTGGGTCATGTGCCGCTTGTCGGGCCGGATGTCGATCCGGAGGTCGAACTTCGGAGGGCTGACACGGAAGGCGCGTTCGCAGTAGATCAAGCAGTTGTAGACGCTGCCGGTGTAGGTCAGGCGGTTGCTCACAATGAGCCGGTAGCCCATGAACATATCGCCCGATTTCTTGTAGAACCAGGGAAGGAACTCATTGGCGAAGGCGCTGGAAGGAGCGGACATCGCGTATCGGAACCATGCCTGGCGCACCTTGGGAGGCACGGCGACAACCACTTGTTCGCGGTCGAGGTCCACGTTTTGGGTGAGCATCCGCTGGATACCCTCTTCGAGCTTCCACACCGTGAAGTTGGTATTGGTGGACCCATTGGCGATTTCCGCCCAGGTGACCGGGATTTCCATCAGCGCCGGCAGGCTGGCAGCGGGAGTCACGTAAGGCTTGACGCCCCCGTAGCTAACTTCCTGTGCGGCCTGAACGAACACATCGTCCATGGTCCTGCGCCAGGCGTAGGCCATTTCCTTCTGTGCTTCGGAGTCGGGGCGGTCCGCGGTGTAAAGGCGGGCCTGGTCGTTGATGTCGAAATCAACGGCGACCTCGAAGTCCCGGAGGAATCCGGACCGGAAGCCGACTTGAAATTCTCCTTGCTGAGTGTCGCCGCCGCGCTGGCCGGTCGTCTCGGTAAACGCGAGAGGGGCCGTGATGCGGAATGTATATTGTGTCGCGATCCAGTCCGGAACGACGATGCCTGAGGATTCAAACATCGATTCCGTTTGCTGGATGGCCGCCAAATATGTGTCCGAGACCCGTTCCCGAAATCCTGCCGGGATTGAATAGTATGTGTCAGCCATGGCTGATGATAGGTAGATAGAAGTTTCTTAAACTTCCGCCTCTATCATCGGGAAGCCCTTACGGGGTCGGCGCGATGCGGATTGAGTGTTCCCGGAAGGCCAGCGGCGCGGGGCTCAATGCGGGCTTTTTAGTTGAATCCTTCAGGAATGCAAGTAAAAAGACGAAGCCCGCAACTGTTGGTTCAGCGGCGGGCCTCTAATTCAACCACATTGCATCTATGATTGAACCTGCTGTTAAGTTGGCTGACATGCCGCCCGTTGACAAGAACGATTGCTGGATTTGGGCGATGGGACATTTCCCGAAGGGATACGGGAGACTCTGGGTCGGGAAGAAAGCCTTCTATGCTCACCGCGTCTCATTCGAGATTCATAAGAGGCCACTCCTTCCCGGGGAAATCGTCTGTCACCGCTGCGACAATCCGCCGTGCATCAACCCGGAGCATTTGGTTGCCGGGTCGCACAGCGACAATTTCCGGGACATGCTGCGAAAGGGGCGCGGAAACAAGGCAACGGGAGATCGCCATTGGGTGAGAAAGCACCCTCAATTGGTGGGCCGTGGACCAAAGGGCTTTATCGCCTTGGATCGCAGTTAAAATCCTAGCGTTTCTCCTCTCTCTGCTGCGAATCAACTTGATAAGCGACATCCATTGCCCTGTTCACCTCGGCATGGCGAGGGTCTTTCGGGTTTAGCCACGCGATGTAGTCCGGGTGCTGGGGATTCGCCTTCACGCTCTGCCAATACGCCCGGTCCTTCGGTGCTCCGTTGGCATCGTTTCGTCCCAGGGCGCGGGCCGTGGGATCGCCTGACTTCGGCAGCATCGCATACATCGATGACAGCACCTTGATGACATCGGCCCCCACGAATTGGTCCGCGTTGTCAGGATTCAGGCGCTCGCCGTCCAGTCCAGAGATGGCCGCAATCTTGCCCAGGGCTTTCAAATCGGAGTCCAGCCGCACCCCGTGGTTCTGCACCAGGGTTTCCTTCTGCGTCTGGATGTAATCGGCGCGGGCCTTTGCTTCCGCTGCCATCTGAGCCGCACGGGCCTCCTTCACGGTCGCGAATGCCACCAGGCCGCGCTCGTTGTAGTAGTCGAGCACCTTCTTGGCGTCGGCCCCTTTGATGTCGTTATCGTGGCAGTATTTGGCGAATCCCTCCATTTCAGCCTGATTCCACATTTCATCCGGGTAATCCTTCGGTTTCTCGATGCCGTAGCCCTTGGGGTCGTCGGGAATGCCGTGAAACTCGCGGTATGCCTTCCATGCCTCCGGGGTCGCGGCATCGCCTTCGGGGCGCACGGGCGGGCCTCCTTCTTTGGCGCGATTACGGAGCGCGGTCTGGGCCTCCTTCACGCGGCCATCGGCAAGGTCGAGGGCCTCACGCCAGTTCTTGGCTCCCTTGTAGGGTTCATACTTCCCGCGCTCTTCCTCGGGGGCTTTCGTGTGCCAGTCCTTGTCGAACTCGCCCGGCTTGTCGGGGACAAAGACGGTGGATTCCCACGGAGGGGCGGATTCAGCCGGCGGAGCGCCAGCGTCGGGAGGGGGTGCGGTTTCAGTGCTCATACAGTATCTTTGAGAATACCCATTCCGGAGCGGGCAATGGACGGTTTCTTGAATGGGTCAAACGGCTCGCGTTCGGTAATCTGCCCAGACGACAGGTCAATCGGGCCATCATGCGCCACCATCCGAAGCGGATTATCCCTCTTCTCCTGCTCCTTCTGGAAATGCTCCAGCAAATCCGCATCTGCCTTCGCCGCCTCCATGGGAAGGTTCAGCGAAATTTGCGTGCCCGCCATGAAAAAGACTATCACATTTCCATCCAGCTTCCACTTCTGGACGTGCGCCAGGATGATCCTCTCATTCCCGGCGATGAGGATGCCGTTTTTGATCTCGGGTTTCATGCGATGGCCCTCCTTACATCTTCCGGCAGCAGGTGATGCCTGCCCTTCCATTTCTCCTTCGTGGCCTCGGGACCATTCGTGGACAGGAACCACTGGACGTATCCTGGAGTCATGTCGCCGGTCACTGGAGACATGGGCGGGCCTCCCTCTTCCGTGGTGAACAGGTTGCCTGCGCGCTTCTGGTCGATCGGTTGGCCGGGAGTCGGGTAGTAGGCGAAATCGCCGGGAGCGGCGGCGGATGGCTTCAGGCCGGGCTCCGCGGTGCCGGTGATGCCTTCCACGGCCTTGGCGGTCGCGGCTTCCTCGGCAGCGAGCAGGGCCTCCGATTGCAGCTTGATCAGGTTCTCCATCTTGCCGAAGCGCTTCTCGATGGCGGCTTCTCTCTCAGCCTCGCGGCGGGTGAGGGCTTTCTCGAGGGTTTCGCCGGGCTCGACATCAAGCAGGGATTGGAGCGATTTAAGCTCGGCGAGGAGTTTTTCGTTGGAAGGTCTAGCCATTTGGTTTCGGTGCGTCTTGAGGTTCGATAGTGGCCTGGCTCCTGCGCCACAGCACGGCGGAAAGCTCCTGCCTGCCGGCGCTGATGCCGATTTCGTGCGCGGTATTTCCGGTGACAAGGCCGATGGGCGGGGCGATCATGCAGATGACTTGGAGAACTCGATTTCCGGCGGCGGATTGGAAACAATCCGTGCAGTCCTGCCAGAATTGGGCGGGATCTCCGAGCTTGGAGATGAGTTGTTCAAGGGCGCTCATGGCTAGTCGTCTTCGTCAGTGACCATCGCCTGGAGAAATTCGCCGCCCGTTGGATTATTGTCAGGCTTCCACGAAACACCCCCTTGGCATTGCCAGCCTTCCTTCAGATAGCCATCCACGGTTTGCTCCAGTTTGCCGGGAGACTCTTCCTGAATCACCATGTAGGATTTGTGCTTCATTCGATAATCCTCGGCTCCGCGTCAGCCTGCCGGGCCTTCACGTCGTTGGCAAGGTCCGTGAGAATCTCGCACCACTTCCGGATATTGCGGGGCATGCTGTTGAGGTCCAGCTTTTCCAGATGCGGCAGGTAGGGCAGGAACGCCTTGCCCATCGCCCCACAGAGTCTTTCAAATGCGGCAGCGGCGATGCGCTCGTCTTCTTCGGTGGCGGAAGTCATTTCCCGCGAATTGACACGGAATGCGCTGGATTGGCAAGCGAATTAAGCGGCTTTGATATTCCCCGTCGCAATCTGCGCCACCTGCATGGGCTGTTTCCCTGCTGCCTCAAGGAGCGTCTGCTGCACCGCCTGCTCCTGGCTGGCCTTAGCCCGCGCTGCCTGCAACTCTGCAATCTCCTGCTCCGTCCGCACCCATTCACCGGGCATCCCGTCCCCTCTATCCAAATCGCGGGCAATGTCCTCAAACTTGTAGAGGTCGAGAATCTCCGGCTTCACCTGCGCAATCTGAATGGCCCGGCCCATCGCCTGGCTGAACGCCATGCTCTTGCGGGCATTGATGGTGCGCGTCCACCGGTTCGCCTGGACGACACGGGGGGCAATGAACTGAGGCCGGTCTGCGGCATCGTAGTGGAACGCCTCCTCGGGCGGGGCCTCAAACACGCCAGCCCGCAGCAGCACGTAGAACACGCGCTCCAACGCCGGGTTGAACCATTCCTGCTCGATGCGGCCCATCGCGGGCGTGATACGGGAGGCGCTCTCACGCTGGATCATCTGCGCCACCGGGATATTCAGTTCCCGCTGCTGCGCGATCGGCGTGATGGCCTCGAAGAGATCGGTAAAAAAGGCGCGGTTGATGCGCTTGGTGATGACATCGTTCTGGTCCTTGCCGACTGGGTAGGAGCCAGCAACGGCCCACTCCGTGACGCTCGTGGCGCTGTTTACGAGGGTAATACCTCCTGGGCTGAGGTCCACGGCACTTGTCTGGTCGGGCATGACCTTGACCCGGGGATTGATCTCGATCTCGGCCCGCGTGGCCATGACCATGTCCAGCAGATTCAGCCCTTTGCAGTCCGCGAGCGCCTGCATGGCCGGAGATGTGCCGTAGTTGCTCGGGCCGGTGCCTGCCCAACTGTTCCACCTCGGGGCCATGAATGGCATCTCGGGGTATCCGCGCTCACGCATGATGGTCATGCTGGAAATATGCACCCAGCAGGAGGCGAAGCGCTGTCCCTGCGGCTCATGCTCGCGATACTCTGCGGCCTCGCCGTCAGAGCGCCGGTAGATCGACTGCATGAACTCGTGCACGTTGTCGCCGCTCTCTCCGTTGCAGTCCCGCAGCACGGCCTCGGGCACGTTGTCGCCAGGTTGGCTGAACTTGTCTTTGATCTCCTTCGCCGTCTTTGACCATGTGATGTGCACCTCCATCACCAGCCCGGTCCAGTCGCGCTGGAACACGAAATTCATGGGCATGATGGCCTGGCAGTAAATCGGGTTCTGCTCGTCGCCCTCTTCGATCAAAAAGCCCTCGGTGCCGAACACGCCCAGGTCCTGGAATAGTTCGTGGCCGGCAGTGAAGAATCCTCCGCGCTGCAACGGTGAGATGCTGCGGCTTGTGCAGTCCGCCAGCCAGTCCTTGACGACGGTGGAGGTGGAAATTGCAGGGTCAGGCTCCCATGCCCCGCCCCATCCTTCGTCGCCGCCAGGGATCAGGTAGGTCTTGAGCCCGCCGGCCATCGTGTTCAAGGCGTCAATGGCCGTGCTGCTCTCACGGAACGGATTGAACCACGGGCGCGTCTGCTGCGTCAGCGTGGCATAGCTGTAATCGACGGCCTTCTGCTTCTGTGGGCAGCAAAAGCTGGCGCAGTCCCGCCACTGCGGCACCCACAGACTCTGCTCGATCCGCATCCGGTCACGGGCGCGAGTGAGGCGTTGGGCTTTGGGGTCGGGAGTGGTCATAGCTATTTCACCTTATCCCACATTTGTTCGTGCTTCTTCAAGAATCCAAGGGCCTGCTGTAGATGCCTCCATTTCCGTTTCCCTCGGCGTGATGGATGGCGCATCGCAAGCCTATCGTGCCGCGCAAAAGCGGCTGACATTTTCCCGGCCCAGTAATTCAGGGCTCCGTGTTGAGCGTCCGTCATCATGCCGCCACAGGCCCTCCCATCATGGTTCTAAGCGTCGGTTGCGGCATCACCATCCGCGTGTCCATCAGGCCGTTGCGCTTCTGGAGGTTGCGGCGCTGCTCCTGCGACTGAGCCACCATGTCTGACGTCGAGGTTGATGGCAGCGGCATCGGGGGCGCGACTTTCGGAAGTTTGAGCGTCTTCGCGTTATCGACCTGTTGCTGCAAAAGCAGGAGCATCTGCTTGTTCGTGGCCGACGATTGCGCCAGCGACTCCTTCTGGAGTTTGATAGCGGCATCGTTTGAACCAGCCCCCTTACTCATGATACGTGCCTCCATGTTTTGCGATTAACCAGCGATCCCATTGTGGATTCCGTGACGCCGTATAGAGCCGCCAAGCTCCGGGCTGTGGCTCCAGCAGCATGGGCAGCCCGAATAAATGAAACCTGCGCTTCCTTGATCTTGGAGTTCCTTATTTCCACTCCCCGTCGCACCATATCGGGTCGCGATCTCGTCCAGTGGCGATCCCCGCGATACTTTCCGTTCCGGCCTTTCGCTGAGCAATCCCGGGCGTTGTCTTTGTGTGTCCCTGCGAAAAGGTGGGCCGGATTGGTGCATTGCGGGTTATCGCAAGCATGGCAAACGAGTTCGCCTTTCAGCAATAGCCTGTGATGAATTTGGAAACTCACTCGATGGGTGAGTGCGAATTTTCGATCAACGGTCATCGCTCCGTATCCATCGCCGGTCTTCGCTCTTGTCCATTCCCAGCACTGGCCCTCGTTCCCCTTCTTCACGCCGGACCAAAAGAAAGCGGAGTCCTTTTCAGACAAGGTTAGTTTCGGGGCGTCGTCCGGGGTCATTTGCCCTCCTTTTACTCCTTTGCGCCACAGAGTCAAGGAATGCGTTGAATGCCCGCCCTGTCCTGCGCCAGCGGTATCCACTGCGCCGATCCTGCCAGCAGACGAACGGATAAGTGCCGCCAATGGATTCCAGAGCCCTCCACGCCTTCACCATGTCGCCAGTCAGGACGCCGATGCACCAGGCGTTGTGCCTATCATGGATCACGTATGGATTCAGGAGGTCGTCAAAGTCCGTCTGGCTGCATGACAGCATCCCGTGCGGCAGCGCAGAGGCAGCGCCATAACCAGCCACAGGAAGCCACACGGGCCGGGCCAGGAGGAAGAATGCGGGCGTTGACAGCAGCACTCCTTGATTGTGCCCCGTTAGGTATGGCAGCGTGTCGTCAGCCAGCCCATGATGACTTGGCAGGCGGCAGGCGCGTTGCCAGGGGCTACCATCGGCTTCCTGCTCCGATGACCTGGATTCTTCTCGGCTCTGCATTGGCTTCTCTCCTTCCGATACTATTGGCGTGCTCGACGCGGCCCGCAACCAGCGTCTGGCCCAACTGGCGCAGGGCGTCAGCAAGGTGGCTGTAGCGATCATGCACCGGCTCTTTCTTCGTGATGCCGGTTGATGACTCGCGGATGAACCGATAGCGCGCCAGCGACTCCACTGCCAGCTTCATGCGCAGCATCGAGTCTTGAGGCGCGAGTGGGAATGGCGCTTTCGGGTCGCTCCCTATCATCATGTCGGCCCTGAACTTGAAGCGCGGGAAGTTGGCCTGGGTATCGCTGATGCCAAACCAGATGTCCTTGATGCGTGGAACGACAAGGCATGTTGCCCCGAACACGCGCCGCAGCTTCTGGATAGGGATCTGGCCTTCGGAGTCGGTATCCGTCTCCGCATCGTGCGGGAAATAATGATTCCCAAAGTCCCACGGCAGCGTCCTCAGCCATGCGGCACGCTCCTCATATGTCATCTCGACATCGAACAGCGCATCGACAATGCGGACCTCGTGCGGCGTGATCTGAGCGAGCCAGCACGTCGTATTGATGGGCGCTCCGAGATCCCAGAACGTATGCACCGGGTAGTCTCTGGCGCACAAGAATGGCACCACGCGGAACTCCTGCTTGGCCTGCTCAATCTCGCGTCCGTAGATGCTTCCCTCGGGGATGTTCTGCCAGCATTCCTCCACGAATGTCGGGTATTCCTCCTTGATCGACTTGGCCCCGGTGGCCGTGCGGCGCTTCTCGGCATACCACAGCTTCTGCTCACCGTCGAGGAACACGCCGCGCTTCTCGCACTCCCTGAAATACTCGGCGCTGACAGCATCGATCTGGCCGTGCGTTTGACGATACGTCGGCTCGTTATACCACGGGAAAAACATCACGCGCCATGACTTCGGCCCCTTCAGCTCATCGGGCGTCGTCTGCGACTCCAGGACGTATGCGCCAAGCTCTCCATCCAGTCCACCCTGCCATGTGGTTTCAATAACAATAACGCCTTTGGCGGCTTTCTCCGCCGCAGGGATGGCCCCGTTCTTGATCTCAATGGAACGCTGCCGGTCGTTGTTCTGCACCCATCCCCATTCCGAGATCCAGAGGAACTCGAGCGTGCCGCCGCGATAGTTGATCGTGGCCACGAATGACGACTCGGCCGGCAGTTTCTCGCCGGGTTTCGGCATCCGGCGGATAATCAGTTTGTCACCGGTCCGCTTCTCCTCGGTGTTCCCCTCCTTCACGAACGGATCAACGCGATCCCATGCAAACAGAATCTTCTCCCGGTGCTTCTTGTCGGCGTCCTCGCCCGTTTTGTCCACGAGAGCCGCGTTGTAGCCATCGTTCCACAGCACGCCATCGAGACTGATGATCGCCAGCAGCGTGGACATGCCGAGCTGCCGGGCCTTGGGGATGATGATGCGCAGCCAGCCGCGGGTGTAGATCGCCCACAGCACCTCTATCTGCTGCTCGTTGGGACGGAATGGCCGGTCCTTGCCGTTGGCATCGAGGATTCGGTAGAGGTTGGCTATGCGCCAGACCGGGTCGGCCATGGCAACCTCAAGGTCACGGTCCAGTGACGTTCTGGCGGAATACTCAGCGCGCTCTGCCGGCGAGAGTTTCATTCTGCCTCACGGGTTTTGATGCGGGCGAGAAACTCGAGCTTGGCGGCATCGACGGTGATCTCCATGCGCTGAGATGGCATCTCCGTGTCCATCTCGTTGTCGATCTTGATGCTGGCGATCTTGTCCACCGCCTTGATTTCCTCGACTTCCCATTCCTCGAATGAGTTTTCGATGCCCTCCTCGCCGCCGATCACCGCCCCCGGCTTCACGATGCGCCTTCGCTTCAGTGACTGGCAAAGGACGTGATTCTCGTCAATGAAGCCGATTGGAGTGCGGACCGACAGGGCGAGAAACTGCCTTTTTTCCAATTGTGTCAGCACCGTGCCCCCAGCCAATTCCTGAACTCTCTTCCTGATTCGGATTACCTCGGCTTCAATTTCGGGCTTTTTAGGGCTTTCCTCCGACATTAGCCGACCAGCATCAGGCCCTGGATTCTTTGATTTTGGGAACGCCTTAGCGTAGGCTTCCGTCTGATTCTTTCCTTCAGCGAGAGCCTCAGCGAATCTCTGCTGTGCGGCATTCAGCATCGTTTACTGGTCCAGGAGGTGTTCTGAGTTTTCGAGATCTTTTCGGTAGTCGAAGTTCACCCGAGCAGGCTGCGCGGATGGCTTCTCTTCTTTCGCCTGGCAGGGCGTGGATTTCGAGTGTCCATCCGGATCGTGAGTCCGAAATTGGTTCCACGCTTCCCGGATGGACGCTGGCCACGAGACACCAGCTACCGCGAAACCGGATTTGCTCGGGCATTGCCGCAAGGAGTTGAGAGCGCTGTTCATCAGTGAGTTTCAGGGTTATCTTCACTTTGGCGGGCGGGTCCGCATCGGGTGGGTTGCGCCATCGTAGCGGATTTCAAATCCTTGTCCATAATTTTCTCGCCACTCGATACAGCCCTTGCTGGCAAGTTGCCCAAAATCCTCAAGCGATAGCCCGAGAATTTCCGCTGATTCCTCGCACCATGCATCCTCGGCATCCAGAAAAGCATCGTTCGCTTTGACGGGATCGTAGGCCCCGCATGTCTCGCGGTTCAATTGCAAATAGCAATCCCGGTGGATTTCGATGGAGCGGGCGTGGACGGCGGACCATGGAGCCCATTTGAGCGGTGGAAGGATCATTGTTGTTCGGTGAATCGGAAGTTTTGTTCGTGGAAATCCAGCTTGATGCCTTTGTCTCCGCACTTGTCGCCAATGTCTGAAATCGGGCCGTGCTTTGGGCCGTGGCGGTTTTTGGAGAGCCAGAGGTAATGCTTTCCCTCCCCGGTGACGATGTGCAAAATACCGTCCGCATCCTGCTCCACGGCGCGGCTTTCGCGCATTCGTCCCTCCTCGTTCACCTGGGATATCCCCATCAGGATCACGTTTGATTCCTTCGCGGCAATCTTGAGCTGCCGGGAGCACTCGGCCACTTGCCGCTCTCGATTCGCTTTCGGGTCGGTGGGCGTGATAAGTTGGAGGTAATCGACCATGATGACCTTGACGCCGTAGCGCAGGACCATGAGTCGGATTGCTCCTCGAATGCTTTCGATGGTCCGGTCCGGGCGGTCGGTGATCCATATCGGAAGCCCTTCGATTTTTGCCAGCGGATCTTCACCGTATCCGAGATTAGGGGTGGATAGTCCCATTCGCAAAACGAGTTCACGGGTGGACATTTCCATGGAGAAAACCCCGCATCCGATGCCGCGGTTTGCCATGTTCGTGAGGATGTTCGTGGCCAGTGTCGTCTTGCCGGCACCGGTTGGGCCGGCCACGATGATCAGGTGCGATTCCCCGAATCCTTTCGTCATGTCATCCAAAGACGGGAATCCGGTTTTGTGCCGGTAATCGGCGGCAGGGCCTTTTGCGGCATCGGCGCGAATATCGGCGACGGCCTCGCGGACGGATTTGATTTCGCGACTGGCCTGCTGTCCGATGGCATCCATCAGAACGGCCTCGACTCCCATTTTTGCGTCCGCATAACTCTGCGCCATACCGGCGGCATCAATCGCGCGCTGGAGGGAAAGGATGGTTCTTCGGAGAGCGGCCCGATCGGCGAGAATGGCGGCGTAGTGGATGCCGGAGCCGTGAAGCATCCGAGGGGCATTCTGGATCATTTCCTTGAATGCGCCCCATTCCTTGCAATCCCGTTTCGATTGCTGGAGCGTCCACATATCGACAGGACGCTTTTTCAGGAAAAGCTCAAGCATCCAGCCGTAGCCAGAGTAGAGGATTTCGTGGGAGAAGTCGGCGAGCGTGATGACCTGGGAAACTTCCGCGAAGGTGTCCGGGGCCTCAGCTACAGCGCAGATTACCGCGAGTTCATTTTCGAGAGTGTTTGGGAGAATGGTCATCCTGCTTGGAATTTCTGTTTTGGAGGTTGTTGAGGTGATCCGTTCCTTGGAATGTCCACGGCCCAATTGTGAGCGCCCCGCATATCGTGCATCCAGTTTTCAGGCTTCAGCCGGATATTGCCTTTCGTTTTCCACCCCCTCAGACTCCGGTCCGCATACCACTTGGAAACTGCCTCCTTCGTCCAGCGTGGGGCGATTATGATATTTTTAGCGTAATCCCACGCTTCATCTTCTGTGCAGGGCGCACCCCGTCCGGTTCTTTCTGGTTTACTTACGGTTCTTTCTGATTCGGGCGGCGCTGTGCCGGGGGTGTCCCGGCGCTGTGCCGGGGGTCCCCCCGGTTGTGTGCCGGGGGTCCCCCGGTCCTCTGCCGGGGGTGACTGTGTGCCGCCCGCGGCGCTGTGCCGGGGGTGCAAATTATAGGAATTACGGATACCTGGTTTCCGAATAATGGTGACGTGGCCGGCGAGTTCGATATCCGCCAGCGATCTCTCCACGCTTCGGGGGTGCAACCCCGTCTCTTCCGCCAGTAGCGGGATGGATGGATCGCAACGCCCCGTGGAGTCGTTGTGATGGTCCGCCAGCATGAAGGCGACCAGTCGATCCGTGGGCGGCAGTCCGGTCTTTTTGAACGCCTGGACCATGCGGACGCTCATGCGGTTTCCCGGATCAGCTTTTCTGTCAGCGCCTCGCTGGCCCACAGTGACGGAGTTTTCTCGGCCCGCGCCGCCGCTCTTTTGATGCGGTCGAGATCGGCAGGGGTGATGCGGGCGGTGAGGCGCTCGTTCTTCGGGGAAGATACCCGGGGCCTCCCCGGGCCTATCTTGGATTTGGATCTTGCCATGCCTGATACTAGGCGGACATAAATCCCCTGTCCAGAAAAAGAATGAAATAATATTTGTTGACATTAATTCATGACGGCGTTAATTCCCGGCATATGAAAACTGCTGACCTTCCCTCTTTTGGAATCGCCGCCATCAAATCAGTCGCCGCCTACGGCCCGACCATGATGGAGTTCACCGCCGCTGACGGCTACGTGGACAAGATGATGATCCCGGATCTTGCGCCACCGGGAGTCTACGACAATTCGGAACTCTGGCACAATACCGCGCACGCCACGGCGAAGCTCTTGCTCAAAGCCCGCGACATCGCGGTGATCCGCGACGGGGTGCGGCTGCCGTATTGGCGGAATGACCTGGATGCTTGGATTGGAGAAACTGATTGCGGAGGGAACCTGTCGTCCGACTTAGCTGAGTTCTGCTCGCAGACCGACCACTGCGACCTCGAATTCTCCCCCGGCGCAGAGGACACGGAGGCGCTGTGCGATGCGCTGGTGGCGGCGGGCTCCCGCGAAATCGAAGCGTAACCAAAATACACACATGAAGACATCCCATACTCCCGGTCCTTGGCACATCCAGCCAAGCAGCAGTTTCGACGCCTCTTACGTCCTAATAAAACCGATTCCCGGCCAAGTCGTGGCTCAGGTGGACAAGCTGCCGGAAATGGACGCCAACGCCGCCCTGATAGCCGCCGCGCCTGATTTGCTGGAGGCGCTGAAATTCCTGGACGACAACGACCGGATAACCTGCGAAAACGCTGACTTTGAAATCCCCGCCGGAGAGTGCCCGTGCTGCGGATGCAAAGCCCGCGCCGCCATCGCCAAAGCGACCGGCGAATGATCTAGCCGGACCAAGCTCACTCCTCTGGCGGGAAACCGTCAGGGGAGTTTTGTTTTGTAAATCAATCCCCGCCCGCGCTCTCAGAGCAGCGGAGCCTCTCGCGAATCCTCAGCTAAAGTATCGCGGGGGCCGTTCAGGAGAACGCGGGAAACTTGTTCATTCTGCGACGGCGAACGCATCGCGCTTCAGGTTCCAGATCGAACGTGCGATCTTCAGCGCGTGCTTCGTGTCGCGGGCCGCGCAGACGCAGAGGTAGTTCCGCGACTTGGCGGACCGGTAGACGAGGAAACGGGTGAGGTGGGAAAGGGTGCTCATGGTTCAATCAGGCAATTCTCCCGGCTGTCGTAGAGACCGCTCTCTCCATCTTCCTGCCGCACATAGCAGCCGTGCGTTGTCCAGAGATGCTCCATGCATTTATAACGGGCCATGGCTTCGCGCAGAGATTCCGCGATGATCTCGACGGCATCCATAACGGAGGCTTTGCTTTGCGAGATGGTGTAGGTCATAGGATTTCGGAGAAGGCTTGCATTTCACGTCCAGCAGGGAGATTCGGCG